GTAAAAATAATGTTTGTATCTGGACCTGCTGGTTCGAGTAAAACCTACATGTCTTTATACGGATGTTTGAGGTTAATGTCTGAGGACTCAGACCAAGACCTTCTTTATGTAAGAAGTATTGTCGAAAGCGCAGATAAAGGTCTAGGTAGTCTTCCTGGAGATATGTCGGAGAAATTCAACCTTTTCACGCTTCCTCTTTATGATAAACTGGAAGAGATAATACATGAGGGTGATACTGCTTACTTAAAACAGAAAGAAAGAGTGAACGCTATACCTATTAACTTTTTGAGGGGCGCGAACTGGGAAAATAAACTTATAGTTGCGGATGAAGCTCAGAACTTTACATTTAAAGAGTTGACAACTTTGATTACTCGTATTGGTGAAAATACTAAGCTAGTCATATGTGGAGACTTCATGCAAAGCGATATTGATGGAAAAACAGGGTTCAAAAAAATGGTTGATATATTTTCTACTGATGATTCTGTAGAAAACGGTATTACTACTTTTAAGTTTACCAATAAAGACATTGTTAGAAGCAAAATTTTAAAATTCATCATTTCTAAGTTGGAAAATCGAGAAAAGGTGTAATAATATATGTCATAAACAAGAAATGCGTTCACGCGGAAGCGGCGAACAGCTTATATATAAAAGGACGCATCACACCTTGTTTTTTTTTGAAAATTAATATATAAATAATAGAATATATAGTATGGCTCATCTATTCTGTCAAAGCTGCGGCACTAAAATTTCTTATGCCAACGCTAAACCTAACTTCTGTAATAAGTGCGGACAGCCTTTAAATTCTACAGCTGCCGCTGTTTCTGCGGACACTTCTGTTGTGAACAAAAAATCTTCAGTTATCTCTTCGGATGAGACAGATGCTGAGTTTGTTCCTCATATTAGTGATTTTCAAGTAGAATTCGAAACCTCTAATGTCTCTAATCGGACAATAGGGTCGTTATTAGGTGAGCCAACCCCAATCGAAACAAATCGAAGGGGCAATACTCAATCTGTTAATGATTTTATTGATGAAAAGAAAAAAGGGAAGTGATTATAAATATGAAGACTTCTCTGAAGTAATAGACGAGGCTGTAAGCAAGCAACAATACAAATGGCGGCTTCACGCTGTTAAGTGGTTTGATTTCGAGGATGTTCAGCAGATCATAAAAATACATATTGCTAAAAAATGGCATATGTGGGATCAGACTCGTCCCCTTGAACCGTGGATAGGTAGGATTATATCTAATCAAATCAGGAACCTAGTAAGGAATCATTACGGCAATTATGTCAATCCTTGCCCCGATTACCAATTACCCAACCACTCTGCCGCTCACTGCCCCATATGTAGTAAATGGGAAAAGTCTAAGAAAGCAGGGTTAGAATTAAAAATACCGCTTTCTACTGAAGATTTCATAAAAGAAGTCTCCAATAAAGAATATTTGGATTTTGATTTCTCATCGTCCGTAGGAAAGTTGAATATTGAAATGGAGTCGCGTTTGAGTAGCACTCACTACAAAGCTTACCAAATGTTATATTTTGAAAGTAGCAGCGAAGAAGATGTAGCTAAATTTATGGGTTATAAGATTTCCCCTCAAAAAAAGAAACTTGGTTATAGGCAGGTTAAAAACTTAAAGAAAAAATTCCTTCAAGTAGCTATAGATATACTTAAAGATCAAGATATTATAGGTGATGGATCTTAATAAAGAACAAAAAGAATTCTTAAGGGTTCACTCTAAGGAGATGCCAGATCTTATCGATCTGACTAAAAAATGTTTCGGTGACGAGCTTTTGGATGGAAGGTCTAAAGAAGGAAGAGCCGTCAGGAAGTTCTTGGTGGAAAACTCTATAAAATTCAACACGACTTGTAGAATTCCAGCAGAAGTCATAAATCTGACCAGTGAACAGTGTACCTTTATTCTACAGCAAGCGGAAGACGGTCTGTCCTCCTTGGAAATAGCTAAAATAATTTTTCCGTCTAGAAATGTAAAGCCTTTGAGTTCAGAACAACGAGCAGTTTTAGAAAAAATTAGAGAGGTTAACCCAGATATGTTACCATCTCAAGATTCAGGAGCTTTAAATTCATATCTCGCCCCAAGATCTCCTTCTAGGATCATAAAAAAGATAAATGACGCTACTGGTCAAACATTAAACGAGCAAAAAATCAATAGACAAAAGCAGATTTGTGTAGAAAGGCTAGGAATCAACCTTTCTAATTCTAGATTTCTTAAAATTATTAACAATTTATTGAATTCTGAAGACAGAGTATTGTTTGAGCATGAATTTATTCGACTGACATGGGATAAGCCCGATCTAACAGCGGACGAATTGAATCTTTACCTCAATGTTTGTAAAGAAGTCATCAATCTAGAAGTGATAAGCGCACACCTAAACAAATTGAACAGCATGTTCGATGACGCTGACGAACAGCAAGAGATGTCTATACGATTGGCTGAGATCATTAAAGCTAAGAGTGGAGAGTATCATCAGTGCGAAACTCGTATTGAGAATCTGACCAAGAAGCTACAGGGGGACAGGGGAGATAGGATGAAAAAGATGCAAAAAGAAAATGCCTCATTTCTCGCTATCGTCCAACTTTTCCAAGAACAACAAGAAAGAGAAACGATGGTCCACATCGCAGAGATGCAAAAAGAGTCGATCAAGGAAGAAGCTGAGAGGTTGGAGGGCATGTCCGAATGGAAAGCCAGAGTTTTAGGAATAAGTCAAGACGATGCCATTTAAATGTAAAGAGTGCGAGAAGGAGTTTAAGAGCAGGAGGAGTTTGCATACCCATGTAAAAGCCCACAATATGTTCTTGGGGGAGTATTACGTCAAAAATTACAATCGGAGAGACAAGCTCACAGAAGAGCTTATACCTTTTAAAAATTACGATCAGTATTTCGCTGCTGACTTTACTAATAAGGTGAATATGAAAAAGTGGTGCGGTCAGGCTCCGCGTGAAGAGGTCAAGGAATTTATAGGAAGATCTTTCGAAGAAAAACTAGGGGCCAAGGGCATTAAGGCGGGGCCACCTTCGACTTACCTACAAACGAGCGGTTTGCCCGATATCGACATCTGTAAACAAGTTTTTGGCAGTTATCGTGAAACCTGCGAGCATCTTGGTATGCTCCCTATGCTATCAGCGTCTTTACACAAAGATTTTCAAAAAGATTACTCAAATACACCTATACTAATTGATACTAGAGAGCAGCAACCATTATCTTTCTCTAATTCTGAATTATTGAAACTAGATGTGGGCGACTACGCCGTGGGCGGCGATCTATACGACTATACATTTGTGGATAGGAAGTCTTACCAGGATTTTTGCTCTACTATAACCAATGGTTACTCTCGTTTTATAAAAGAACTTGAGAGGTGCAGGTCATTGGGGTGTTATCTTTATATAGTTACAGAAACAGCTTTCGATGACATGTGGGCAACCAATAAAAGGGGTTTCAAGAAATTCAGGCTAGATTATGTTTATCATCAGATGCGTTCTATACAAGCTGAGTATACCGATTGTTGTCAGTTTGTGTTTAGTGGCTCTAGAGAGAAAAGCGAGGAACTAATCCCCAAAATCCTCGTTTTAGGTAAGAAGCTCTGGGAAGTAGACTTACAATATTTTTGGGACGAACAAATTAAAAAAGATGGCTTGGGAAACAGGAAAACAGAAACTCCACAGAGAGTACAAGGATATAAACAAACTCATTCTAGAAAAAGAGGGGTTTTTAGAAGAAACAGAAGCTAAGATCCTTCTTTATAAATTTCTAAGAGAAAATCCTTCTTTTGCTTGTGAATTGTTTACAGGTATAAAACTGTTCCCTTTTCAGCACATGGCTATCAAGGCCATGATGGAGTCTGATTACTTTTTGGGGATCTGGAGTCGTGGAATGTCCAAAAGCTTCTCTACGGGCGTTTTTGCGCTATTAGACGCGATTTTAAATCAGGGTGTCCAGATAGGTATTATCTCTAAGTCATTTCGACAGTCTAAAATGATTTTCAAAAAGATAGAAGATATAGCTAAAAGTCCTAAAGCGGAATTTTTCTCTCAATGTATTACTCGCACATCAAAAATGAATGATGAATGGGTAATGGAGATAGGCAGGAGTAGTATTAGAGCTTTGCCTTTGGGTGATGGTGAAAAATTACGAGGCTTCCGATTCCAAAGGATAATCGTTGATGAATTATTATTGATGCCTGAAAAAATTTATAATGAGGTACTGATGCCTTTCTTGTCTGTAGTTGAGAACCCCACTGAGAGGCAAGAGGTTTATGATTTAGAAACCAAGATGATCGAGCAGGGTAAAATGGAAAAAGAAGATCGTAAGCGATGGCCAAACAACAAAATTATTGGTTTATCATCCGCATCTTATAAATTCGAATACCTTTACAAAATATATCAACAGTATGAAGCTTTGATTCTGAATGAGAACAAACAGGATGGAGCGCATAGAACAATTATGCATTTTAGTTATGATTGCGCCCCACAGCAACTATATGATCAGAACTTGATTAATCAATCCCGCTCTACCATGAGCGATGCCCAGTTCGCTAGGGAATTTGGAGCTATATTCACTGATGATAGCGCTGGATACTTTAAGGTCAGTAAAATGGCGGATTGTACCATACCAGATGGAGAAGGGCAATCTGTCGAAGTAGTAGGAAACCGCAAAGACGAATATATCTTATCTTTTGACCCATCTTGGTCTGAGAGTGAGAGTTCTGACGATTTCGCTATGTTGTTAATTAAAATTAACAGAGAATCTAAGAAGGGAATAATAGTCCATAGCTATGCTTTATCTGGAGCTAACTTAAAAACACATATCAAGTATATGGCTTACATTCTTACCCACTTTAATATATCAGCTGTAGTAGGCGATTATAATGGAGGTGTTCAATTCATCAGCTCTTGTAATGAGAGTGAGATATTTAAAAGTAAAAATTTGACTCTAGGAGTAATTGAAGCCGATTTAGATAAATCTAAAGATTACGATAGAAACTTGGGTAGGCTTAAAAATCAATACAATAAATCAGACAGGAAATTTGTTTTCCTAAGAAAGCCTACTTCGTCTTGGATTAGGCTAGCTAATGAGTCCTTACAATCCTCTTTCGATCACAAGCGTATATTTTTTGCAGGAGC